ACGGCGATCTATGCCAAGGTCGATCTCGATGCGCTGCGCGGCATCGCCCAGCCCTGGCCGGAGGCAGGCCGATGCTGAGCGCCGCCGTGGAACGCCATGTCGCTCTGATGCGCGCCTGCGGCTTCGTTTTCGACAAGCAGGCAGGACTGCTGACAAACTATGCCGCCTTCGCCGCGGCGCGCGGCGACGCCCATGTGCGGACGGCCACCGTCCTGGACTGGTCACGCCGCGCCGGCACCCATGCGCAGCGGCGGATCGTCTATCTGACCGTCCGCCGTTTCGCCCTGACCGCCGTGACGGAGGACACCCGCCACGAGGTGCCACCGCCGGATCTGTTGCCTCAGACGGCGCGGCAGCGGCCTGCACCTTACATTTACGCGCCCGGGGAGGTCGCGGCGCTCGTGGCCGTGGCGGATCGGGTGGCGAGCCGACGCTGCCGTGTGCCCGGACAATGCCGGCTCCTGTTCGGCCTGATCGCCGCCACCGGCATGCGCATCTCGGAGGCGCGCGGGCTCGACATCGCCGACGTCACGCCGGACGGGCTCCTGATCCGCGAGGCCAAACGGCGCGGGCGCAGGCTCCTGCCGCTGCATCCCTCCGTCGCGGCGGAACTCGCGGCGCATCTGGACCGGCGGGCGCGCGTTCGGGACGCGTCGGATGCCCTGTTCCTCGGAGACCGGGGCGGGCGCATCTCGGAGAGTGCCATACGCAGGACCTTCGGGAACATGCTGGCGCTGACCGGGCTCGAAGGCGTCGCCCGAGGCGGGCGGAACCCGCGGATCCACGATCTGCGCCATACCTTCGCTGTCCGGTCTCTGGAAGCCTGCGACGCGGGGCGCGGCACCGTCGCCCGCCACATGGTGGCCCTCAGCTCGTGGCTCGGTCATGTCAACATCGTCGACACCTATTGGTATCTCGAAGGAACACCCACGCTGCTCGGGCAGATCGCGGATCGGACCGAGGCCTGCGCCGCGGGGGCGTCCTCATGACCCCGCTGGCCCGATACCTTTCCATCTGGCTGCGCGAGCATCTGCCCGTGGACCGGGCTGTCAGCCCCAACACGGTCGACGCCTACAGCCAGGCCCTCTCGGCCCTGCTGCGCTACGGGGCAGAGCGGCTGGGACGCCCGCCATCGGCGCTCGCACTCGAGGACCTGAACGCCCCCCTGATCCTCGGGTTTCTCGAAGCGATCGAGGAACGCGGCGCCAGCGTGCGCACCCGCAATGCCCGCCTCGCGGCGATCAAGGCGTTCTTCCGCTTCCTCGAGTACCGGCTGCCAGCCGCCCTCGAGCAGATCCGGCAGGTGCAGGCGATCCCGCGCAAGAAGGCCGACGAGGCGCTGGTCGCCTGGCTGACGCGGGCGGAGATCCGGGCGCTGCTCGCCGTACCCGATCCCCGCACGCGGGACGGCATCCGCGACCGCGCCATGCTGAGCCTCGCCTATGCCTGCGGGCTCAGGGTCAGCGAACTGACCGGCCTCCGGCTCGCCGATTACGACCGGCGCGATCCGGTGAGCCTGCATGTGACCGGCAAGGGGCGGCGCGAGCGCATCCTGCCGCTCTGGAAGGAAACGCGCGCCGTGCTCGAGGCTTGGCTGCGCCTGCGCGATCCGGAAGGCGACGCGGCGCTGTTCCACAGTCGCAGCGGCCGGGCGATGACACGGTCGGGGTTCGAATACATCCTGGCGCGGCATGTCAGAACGGCAGCGAAAGCCGAACCGGGCCTCGCGGACAAGCGGGTGACGCCGCATGTGCTGCGCCACTCCTGCGCCATGCACACGCTGCAGGCAACTGGCGACGTCCGCAAGGTATCGCTCTGGCTGGGCCACGCCTCGATCCAGAGCACCGAGATCTACCTGCGCGCCGATCCGACCGAGAAACTCGAGATGATCGCAGGCATGACGATGCCAAAACTGAAATCCGGCCGCTTCCGCCCGCCGGACAAACTTCTCGCCATGCTCGCGGGCAAGACCGTCCCATGATTATGCGGAGCGGGAGCCCAAAAAACCAAGGCGGCGCAACGCGCGCCGCCCACAACTCCGCATAACCATCCGCTCCGCATATTACCGCTTATGCTGAGCTCAGCATAACTTGTAGACCCGACCGCGGCCCTCGACCTTCTCGGAGGTGACTGCGAGCCCGAGCTTCTTCTTGAGCGCGCCAGCGAAGGCACCTCGGACCGTGTGCGGCTGCCATCCCGTTTCGGCGACGATCTCGTCGATGGTCGCGCCGCCGTCGGCGCGGAGCATCTCGATCAGCTTCGCCTGCTTCGTGCCCGTGCGCGGTGTGCGCGCCTTGGGCGCGGTCTTGGTCTCGGTGGGGGTGTCCGGCGCGGACTGCTCGGTCGGCGCGTCCGTCGCGCCCGCAGGCGCGGTGTCCGCGTCCTCGGGCTCGATCCCGATGGCGGCGAGGCCCGCGTCGGTGGCGACCAGCGTGACACCGTGGCCATCGCCTGTCTCGCGCCACATTGGTTCGCCCTTGCGCACGTCGGCGTCGACCTCTTCGAGGAAGCCCTTGGTGAGCATCGCGCCGATCACCTTGGCGGCGGCGCCACCCCGCAGGCTCTCGGGCAGCGGCAGGGCGATATTCTCGGGCCGCTGTGCGGCGGCGCTGAGGATGATGGCTTGCGTATCGGAAATCTTCGTCATGGGGTCGTCTCCGTATTCGGGCCCGCGACATGCGGCGCCTTCTACGACCCCGAGCCGCGCAGGGCGCGCGGCGGGAGTTCCGGCTGTGCCGGGGATCAGCGGGCGTGCTCGCCCTCGCCGAAGGCGCTGTCGGTGATACGCTTCAGGAGGCTGACGTAGTGTTCGAGGGTGCCGACCATGGCCCAGCCCGCCTCGTCGGGGGCGCAGTTGAAATGGTCGTTGCTGAGCGCCTGCAGGCGGGCGAGCATCTCGTCGATCTCGGCCTTCTTGCCGATGAAGGCGTTCAGCGCGGCTTCGTTCGACCGGCTCCTTGAACCGGTGGCGGAGCCGGTCTCACTCCGGCGCGCCCTCTCGGCGCGGAGTTCGTGGCGCGGGGTGGTGATCGGGTTCAGGCGGGTGGTCATCGGGGCGGCTCCGTGGTGAGTTGCATCGTCCTTGTGCAATCAGGATCGCTCCGGCGGGTTGGAAAGTGTAGGTAAATCAGAGCCATAAGATTGCTTTCTGATCATCCGATCCGATCATGATCGATCAGTGCTGCCTGTTCCGCCTCGTGCCTTTGGGCCGCGTCGGGTGGGTCGCGACGCGCGTTGACCATGGCCACGAAGAGCGCGCGGGCGATGGCCGCCACCGCGTCGGCTCCGGCGCTGGACAGATCGACGTCATGGATCGCGATGGCCTCGCCCAGATCGGTCAGGGCGTAGAGCGTGGCGAACTCCGCCGCGCTTGGGTCGCAGGTGACGGTGTCGCGGTCATCGGGGCTGACAGCGATGTCGCGGCAAAAGCGCAGGTCGAAGCCGGTGGCGCATTCGCGGCGCGCGATGTCAGCGAGGGCCTTAGCCTCGGGCAGGCGGTTGCAGGACATGTCCATCAGGGCCGTCCTCAGATCAGGTGCCGGTCGGCCAGAAACGCGCTGGCGGCGGCAAGCTGGGTGGTCGGCAGTTCGATCTTGATGTGCGAGATCACGTCCGAGACATCGGCAGGGATGCCTTGGTCGCGCAGCGCGGCCTCGATCATGCGGGCGGCAACGTCCGGTTGCTTGAGGTTGAGCCGGTCCGGCAGGGCATCATGATCGATGCGAATGGTGGTGATGGCGGTCATCTGCGCGTCCTTTCAGGGGTTGGTGGCGGCACAGCGCCCGGCCTCATAGGAGGCTTCGAGTGCGGAACGAATGGCCCATACGCCGTGTTCGTGGAAATCGAGGCTGTCGCAGTTGCGGGTCTCGAGCGTCTCGAGAAACAGGTGGCGTTGCGCGATCTCGAGGAGCAGCGCATCGCGGTCCCGCGCTGGTGTGGGGTTTTCTTTGGGGCTCATTGGGCTGTCTCCGATCTGGTCATTCGGCCTGATCCGAGAGTCGCTCCGTTGGCGGGTGCCATCAACTGAAATCGAAGCAATTTCATTGCTTTATCGCGCGCGGGAGAGTGCCATGCAGGGCCTGAGCGAGCGCCAGTACGCCGCCCGCGCGGGCCTCTCGCGGGGCGCCATCCAGAAGGCGAAGGCCGCCGGACGCCTGGTGCTGTACGGGGACGGCAGCATCGATGCCGCGGCCTCCGACAAGAGGCGGGCCGAGACGACGGACCCGTCCAAGACCAGAAAGGCGCCTGCGCCGAAGCTCAAACCCGTGCCCGAGGCCGCCGTCGCTGCCGTGGGCGACACGCTGCGGGAACAGGGGCTGTCCGCCCCGGCCGTCGGCGGCGGTACGACGTTCCTTCAGGCCAAGACCGCGAACGAGGTGCTGAAGGCGCAGGAGCGGCGCATCCGGCTGCAGAAGCTGAAGGGGGAGCTGGTCGACCGCGCGCGGGCAGAGACCCTGATGTTCCGGCTCGCGCGCGACGAGCGCGACGCGTGGGTGACCTGGCCGGCGCGGGTGGCTGCGTTGATGGCCTCTGAGCTCACCGCGGCGCTGGGGGACACATGCGAGGTTGAGGCGGCGCTGATGCAGAAGGTTCTGGAGGCCCATGTCCGCGCGCAGCTCGACAGCCTCGCGGAGATCCGACCCGGGCTTGGATGACGATCTCTTCGGGTTCGACGGGGCCGCCGCGCTGATCCGCGCCTGGTCGCGGGGTCTGCGCCCCGACCCGGACCTGACTGTCTCGAGCTGGGCCGACCGCCACCGGAAACTCGCGTCGCGGGCCTCGGCCGAGCCGGGGCAGTACCGGACCGCGCGCACGCCCTACATGCGCGAGATCATGGACCGGCTCTCGCCCGGCGATCCGACGCAGCGGATCGTGTTCATGAAGGCCGCGCAGGTCGGGGCGACCGAGGCCGGCAACAACTGGATCGGTTTCGTAATCCACCAGGCGCCGGGGCCGATGCTCGCGGTCCAGCCGACGGTGGAACTGGCCAAGCGCAACTCGCGGCAGCGGATCGATCCGCTGATCGACGAGAGCCCGGACCTGCGGGAGAGGGTGAAGCCCGCCCGCTCGCGGGATGCGGGCAACACGATGCTGTCGAAGGAGTTTGCCGGCGGCATCCTGATCATGACAGGCGCGAACTCGGCGGTCGGGCTGCGCTCGACCCCGGCACGCTACATCTTCCTCGACGAGGTCGACGCCTATCCGGCCTCGGCCGACGAGGAAGGCGATCCGGTCACGCTGGCCGAGGCCCGGTCGCTGACCTTCGCCCATCGGCGCAAGGTGTTCCTGGTCTCGACGCCCACCATCCGCGGGCTCTCCCGGATCGAGCGGGAGTTCGAGGCGTCCGACCAGCGCCGGTACTTCGTGCCATGCCCGCATTGCGACGCGATGCAGTGGCTGAAGTTCGAGCGCCTGCGCTGGGAGAAGGGGCGGCCGGAAACGGCCGAGTATCTCTGCGAGGGCTGTGATCAGCCCATCGCGGAGCACCACAAGACGCGGATGCTCGAGCGCGGCGAATGGCGGGCAACCGCCACGGCCACCGATCCGGCGACGGTCGGCTACCACCTCTCGGCGCTCTATTCGCCGGTGGGCTGGCTCAGCTGGCAGCGGATCGCGCGGGCGCATGAGGCGGCACGGGGCAGCGACGAGGCAATGCGGGCGTTCCGGAACACCATCCTCGGCGAGACCTGGATGGAGACCGGCGAGGCGCCCGACTGGCAGCGGCTGGCCGACCGGCGCGAGGCATGGACGCCGGGCACGGTGCCCGATCGCGGCCTGTTCCTCACCGCGGGCGCCGACGTGCAGAAGGACCGGATCGAGGTCGATGTCTGGGCCTGGGGCCGGGGCCTCGAAAGCTGGCTCGTCGATCACCTCGTGCTCGAGGGCGGACCGGGCGATCCGGCCTGCTGGCAGCAGCTGACGGATCTGCTCGGGCGGACATGGACGCATGCTTCGGGTCAGCGGATGACGCTCGCCCGGCTCGCGATCGATACGGGCTACGAGACGAGCGCGGTCTATGCCTGGTCGCGCCAGGTGGGGTTCGCGCAGGTGGCCCCGGTGAAGGGCGTAGAAGGGTTCACGCGAACGAGCCCGGTGACTGGGCCGACCTATGTCGATGCCACCGTCGCCGGCAAGCGGCTCAGGCGCGGGGCCCGGCTCTGGACCGTGGCCACCTCGACATTCAAGGCCGAGACCTATCGCTTCCTGCGGCAGGACCGGCCGACGAGGGAAGAACAGGCGGCGGGCGCGCTGTGCCCGCCCGGCACGATCCACCTGCCGGACTGGGCGGACGGAGAGTGGCTCAAGCAGCTCGCCGCCGAGCAGCTGGTGACGGTACGCACGAAACGCGGCTTCGCGCGGCTCGAATGGCAGAAGCTCCGCGAGCGCAACGAGGCGTTGGACACCCGGGTCTATGCCCGCGCGGCGGCGTGGATCGCGGGCGCAGATCGCTGGCCCGAAGCACGCTGGGCGGATCTGGAAGCACAACTCGGTGTGGCGAAGCAGCGCGCGCCCGAAGCCGGTCCGGCAACGGCGCCGGCCGTCCCGACACGACCTATGCCGCGCCGGCGCACGGTGCGCTCGAGCTACATGAGGTGACTTGATGGCCACGGCCGCAGAGCTCCGCGCCCGCCGCGACGCGCTGACCGCGCAGCGGTCCTCAGGCGTGGCGCGGGTCAGCTATGACGGCAAGACCGTGGACTATCGCAGCGTCGCCGAGATCGACCGGGCCATCGAGGCGCTGGACCGCGAGATCGCTGCGGCCGAAGGCCGGCGGATCGTGCGGCAGGTGCGCGTAACGACGGCGAAGGCTCTCTGAACCCATGGGCATCTTCGACCGCTTCCGCCGCCGGTCCGCCGGCGGCCCCACCGCCGTGCGCGCCCGCCTCGAAGGCGCCATGGCGAAGCGCCGGCTGCGCGGATGGAACCCGCCGCTCGAGAACATCAACGCGCTGGTCGCCTCGGGCGGGCCGCGGCTCCTGGCGCGGTCCCGCGAGCTGGTGGTGACGAACGGCTACGCCGCCAACGCCTGCGAAGCCTTCGCCGCGAACCTCGTCGGCGACGGCATCAAGCCGTCCTCGCTGATCGAGGACGCCGACCTCCGC